ATATGTAGAGGACTTAACTGGTTATGCTCCAGATATAACTGTTTCTCCCAACAGAATGTTGACTATTCAAGATTCAACATTTTTAAACAGCATTGGAAATTGGACTACGTCTAACGTAACACTTACTTCGGTTACAGAACAGGTTCCGGTTATAACAGACTACGTTATAGATGAGGGATACACAGGTAAGTGCGTAACCACAGGTTCTAATGCTTACATAATTTTGGGGAATGTCGACCCTGTTAGAAAAGGAATTCCAGTAACAGCGGATACAGACTATACCTTTGGTTATAAATATAAGTCACCAGCAAGCGCTGGAACTGTGACCTTAACAGTTAAATACTATGACAAAGATGGAATAGACTTATCATCAGATTTTACAGGAACCTCTAATTCAGCCAACAATACTTGGAAAACATCGTGGGAAAACACGACAACTCCTGCAGATGCAGTTTACGCTTCTTTTAAGTTGACTTTCAGTGCTGCTGGAACTTACTATGTAGACCAAGTTTACGTAGAAGAGGGCGAAAACACAGATAACACATCTTTTCAAGAAGCCCGTGCAGTCACCATATTTTTGAATCCAAACAAAACAAACTTTATAAAGAACCCATCATTTGAAGAAAACACAAACACTTGGACCATCACTGCAACCTCAAGCGCTGTCGATACTGAAGTAAAAGCCAGTATTGGAGCGGGCGCAGATTCATTGAGCATAGACCTAGATACTGGAGCAACTCTTGAAACTGAGTCTGCAGCAATGCCAACTCTTGATAAGTATTACACACTTTCGTTTTGGGCCAAAGCAAGTGCTGCAGTTGATGTTGAGGTTACCTTAACTCCAAATGATGATGGAGTACCTACGATTGGCGAAGAGACCGCTACGTTTACTTTGTCTACCGATTGGGAAAGGTACACGCTAACCTCATATGTAGACGCTGCGGATGTTGAGGTCGAGTTGACTTACACAGTAAACCTAGTCTTTGACTCTGCTTCGGGAGAGAACGTATGGGTAGACGCGTTCCAGTTAGAGCAGAGTTTCAAGGCCACCGACTACTTTGACGGCAGTTTATCCAGCCAGTTCGGTGTCGTGTGGGAAGGAACGGCCCATGAGTCTGCATCACACTGCTATGTCAATAAGGCAATCAAGTTGCCTCGTCTATCTCAAACAGTAGATGAGTGGCTTCCTTCAAACTGCTACTGGAGAATTACTTCATATGCGGGAGTTGAGTACACCAGACTAAGTGTGTAGGGTAGACCCATGGTCGACCTACTAATAACAACCTTGCTCGTTGCATTTGCTGTTACGTATCTGCTTGAACTTCTTGACCTAACACTTTTAGGTGCGTGGTTCGGTAAATCAAACATAAATATATTCTTTGCTTTGCCTTTGAGTTTTGGCGGTTTATTTGTATTTGAAGGATTGACTATCGCTCTAGTGGTGCTGGTTCCATCCACTACTTTTGTGTCGCTATTCTTGTCCAAGTTTTTAAACAAACCAACGGTGGTACAGCAAAGACTGCCACGTTTATAAGGAGGGGCTATGAAAAGAATCATCGTTATGCCATTTAAAGATGGCGATGTAAAAGAGGGAATGCGTCGATTAATTCAGTTAAATAATGACGCTGTAGTTGTTTTTCCAGTAATGGACTTACCTAAATTTAGAACTTCTATGACAAAGGTATTGGAAGAGACCGGGGTCAAGTATCACATGTTCTTCACAGACGGCAGTGACGGCATAGACAACCTAGTTTTAAAGGCCCACGATATAACGATGTGCCTAAATCCTTTGAAAGAATTAACACGGGAGATAACTGCAGACGATGTTCTTGCAATGGTTTGGGAGGACAGCATCGAGGCTCATCTAGTGCTCCACGCTGTCGAAGACCTATCAATTGAGACTTGGAATATTGATGATGGCCTTGAGCCGGTAGAGGTTGAGTTTGACGATGATGACGAGTCCGACATGCTCTACGAAGAGATGCAAGAGGCTATGTCTAACTTCATCGAGGCCTTCGCCATCTACATAACCAACGGGGTTCTAAACACCATTACAAGGGCCGTAGAAGAGCGCCTGCGAGAGGATATGGGCAAGAAGGACATCAACCCCTTCGACAAGTAGGCTGCGCCCGTGAAAATCCCACAGGAGGCCTTTACAGCACCATTAACCGATTACCAGTTCCGACTGCTGGTCGTTCTATGCCGTTTTGCGGGCTCCAGAGGCCGTTTTAAGGCATCTATAGAGGTGCTGGGTAGAGAGACTGACAAAAAATCCGATAAGACCGTCAGAAGAGCGCTAAAGGCTTTGGAGAGTCAGGGTCTTATATCCACCTCTCAAACCCGCCGTGCCAATGGCTTCAACGGCTATCTTATGATTGAGATAAGGGACTCAAATTACCGCGCTATAGGGGACGCAAATTACCGCGCCTCACATGACTATGTGACTAATGGTTCACATAGCCAATCTACCAATAAGCCATTAGTACCTAATAGCCAAGATAGTTATCAATTAAAAGATATTAGAAACACCGGAGGTGTTTCGTTAAAGGAAGTGAAGGTTCCTATGAGAAACTACGATGATGGAGATGGACTGGCAGGCTTTGGTCTCATTGAGCCGAAAGATGAGCCAGCCAAAAAGATTTCCAAACGCGACCCCAAGACTCGTGGCAAGAGACCAGAGCATGAGTGGACCCCAATGGATGTCGCTGCAGAGTTTTCTTTTAGGGTTGGGCGCAAGTACCCCCTCCTTCCAGGAACAGTCAATGTCCGAGCCTTATCAGGAGCATTATCAAAGTTCAGAAAGCAATACGGAACTACTGCCTTAATTGAACTTGAACTTCTCCGTATGTTTATGGCGGATGAAAGAAACTTCAAGCAGATTGGTGACGAGGCTCCCAATCTTTATAAACTTTATCTCGCTTCATTTGGCAAGAAGATGAACCAAGCAAGAGAGAACCTTGGTCTTGGTCGAGTTGCTTCAGAGAAGACGCCCACTGTTAAGATGCCGACTCTTACTGCAAGTGATGGCAGACAGTTTCAGAATTCTATGTCTGGCAGAGCGCAACTAGAGCGATACGAAACGAAGTTGAGGGGAGCCAAATAGTGTACGACGTGAATCAGTTGTCGTCATTGAAAAAGCATTGGCTTTTGCGTACTTCAAATATTCCACGTCGTTTTCTTGGACTTGAGCCCAAAGATATTGTTGAGCGCTCCGGTGAATTACCACCGCAGTATGACCAGTGGATTGATGATGTTGTAGGCAATCACGTTATAAAGCAGATTGGCAACATTGGAACTACTGGCGTAGGTATGCTTTTTGACGGAGGGCCCGGAATTGGCAAAACAACTCATGCAGTTGTCGCCGCTATGGAGGTGGTCCGACGTCTCCCAGATGACGACGACGAGGCTCGGAAGATTCTGGGTATGAATGCGAGCGATTATGGCCTCAATGCTCGCCCTATCTACTAGATGACTTACCCTGAGTTTTTATCGAAGAAGAAGTCGACATTCGATGCAGACCCAGAGGACAAGAAGCAGATGGTTTACGAACTCGAAGGGCTGCATGGTCGCTCGAAGTTTGATTTCTTAAACGTCCGGATATTGGTCATTGATGACCTTGGAAAAGAATACGGTTCAAAATACGATGACACCTCGTTTGATGAGATACTGCGTTCTAGGTATGACAGAGCGTTGCCCACAATTGTGACAACCAATGTGATGCTTGAGAACTGGAGCGATAAGTACAGCGAAGCGATGGGAAGTTTCGCCCATGAAGCATTCGTTAGAGTTCCAATCTTTGGTTCTGATTTGAGGGGAGCGCAATGAAAGGTGGCAGTGTGCGCACATCCTGGAGAACTATCCAGTTGTTCATCTCTGCACAGGCTGCTGGTATTTTTGAAGTTGAAGTCGATACTGACACAAGAAAACTTCGTTGTAACTGTCCTAAATGGCGCAAAACTTTTGATTGCAAACATGTCCGTTTTGTAAACGAGCGCATGGTTATGAATGATGGGCATTACTCAATTCTCATACCTGAAGAGATACCGGAAGAGTTAGCATTGACCGCAAGCGATACGGCTGAGAAGTTTCGTGAGTTTGTAGTTAAGTACGCTAAGATAGAAGTCCTATGAAAAACGGAGACATATCCAATGTCTCCTCTCCGCAGGTAATCGCTACAACAGATGTAGTGGTAAAACTAGTTGAAGAAGAGACTCGACGTCTTTTAGGTAAAAAGATTTCCTATAAGATTGGCGACATTGATTTGCTGGGGGCCAACAAACTTTGGCTTATTGCAAACAATTACGGCATATCTTTGGAATTGGCTGGCTTTCAATCAGAAGGCTGGACCGAAGAATTGCTTGACAAAGCATTCGAAAAGTTAGAGCGCCGTGTAGTTAACCCATTTAACTATTGGCAGTTGTACGAAAGTGTAGATGAGTTAGTCGAAGCGCTTCCGTATCGACCAAACTTGAAGGGCATAGTTGATAAGCCTGACCGAGTTGCGCGATATGGTTCAGCAGGTATAGAACTAGCCAATCTTTAGAGCCTTGAGGGGGCGATATGGCAGCAGATAACGAACATCGTTTGGTCAGCAAGATTATCCGTGACCGAGACATTGTTCCTGCGTTGTCACGAGGCGTTCAGGATGCTTGGTTCTTAGACGAAGACAATAGAAAAGTTTGGGTATTTGTTCGCAAGCATTACAGCGAATATCGTGAAGTTCCTACTGGCGTAACAGTCAAAGACCACTATCCAAATTACAAAATTCTTGATGTAGATGATTCTGTTGAGTATTTGTTGGATACGATGGTCGACTTCCGTCGTCGACTTCTTACTCGTCAAGGTTTAGAGAATGCAGTTGAGTTACTACAAGAGAACAATCACAATGCTGCTCTGCTTGCTATGGAGCAGGCTATTGCAAAAGTCAATGAACAGGGCGTGCTTGGAACTCACGAAGTAGACCTATCAAAGAACACAGAACAACGCTATGAAGATTACAAGTCTTTACAGAACAAAAAGTTCCTAGGAATACCTACAGGATTCGAGAAGATTGATGAAGCAACTGCAGGACTGCAGGGTGGTCAACTAATCACCATCATCGCCCCACCAAAGACTGGTAAGTCGCAGATTGCTTTGCAGATTGCCATAAATGTTCACAAACTTGGTTATGTTCCCATGTATCAGTCATTTGAGATGAATAACCACGAACTACAACAGCGCCACGATGCTATGCGTGCAAACATATCTCACAGCCGTCTTCGTAGAGGTAAGTTGTTACCCGCAGAAGAGAACCGTTACATAGATATGCTCAACGAGATGGAAAAATTAAAACCATTTCATCTTGTAGATGCTGTAAACGGAATCACCGTCTCTGCTCTGGCAGCAAAGATTGAGCAGTGCAACCCTGACATTATTTTTGTTGACGGTGTTTACCTCATGCTCGATGAGATTACTGGCGAAATGAACACGCCTCAAGCAATTACTAACATTACCCGTGCTTTGAAACGCCTTGCCTTCAAGATTAATAAGCCGATGGTGATTACCACTCAGACCCTATTGTGGAAGATGCGTGCTGGCAAAGTAACTGCAGACTCTATTGGTTATTCATCATCCTTCTTCCAAGATTCAGATGTGATTCTTGGTCTTGAGCCAGTTGAAGAGGATGAAGAGATTCGTTTACTAAAGATTGTTCAATCACGTAACTGCCCACCAAGCGAAACTGCTATCACTTGGCGTTGGGAGACTGGTTGTTTCCACGACGAATCGTTTATGACCAAGTGCACCTACTGCATGAACTGGGGCAGCAATGTTTGATGTAGAGACAGTTCTACTTTCTCTTGATTTACCGCTTGCAGCACAGCGTGGCAGTGAAGTTAATGGCTTATGTCCAATGCACAAGAAGCGCACTGGAAAAGATGACCATCATCCATCTTGG